CACAAAGTTTTATAGATGAATCTTGTAATACTCTTGAGTCAGGAGCAAAATTTCTTGATGATTTCCTCAAAATAAATGGTATAGAAATATGCCCTATATGTGGGTCAAAGATGTCAACATGGTCAAACGTCAATGATGATTATGAATATAGTGAAGAAGAATTGAATCCAATAACACTAGCATTACAGGAATAGACCAATTTACAAGCTGTCATATCCCCTTGAAAAAGGGGATTTTTTTTGCTATAATAATAGTATTAATGAGATTTTGATGAAATTACGTTCACATCAGTTACAAGCACTTTGGGAAATGCAACAGTGCGATAAAGGTCAGATTATTGTACCCACTGGTGGTGGTAAGACAATGTGTATGATCGAAGATGCAAAGTATAGATTTGATATGAATAGCATATCAAAAACTATTGTTGTTGTTGCTCCTCGTATCTTACTTGCAAATCAGTTATCAGCAGATTTTCTTGAGCATATCACAAATGTAGATGTGCTTCATGTTCATAGTGGAGAGACTCATCACTTCAGCAGTACAAAAACAGAAGTGATTGAAAACTGGTATCACAACAGTATCAGAAATCAGTTGATCTTTACAACATATCATTCACTACACAGAATTACAGAGTCACTTGATATTGAGATTGATACAATATACTTTGATGAAGCACACAACTCAGTTCAGAAGAACTTTATCGAAGCAGTTGAGTATTGTTCAATATATGCACAGAGAAAGTATTTCTTTACAGCAACACCAAAACATTCTTTGACACCTAAGAAAGTTGGTATGAATGATAGTGACATTTTTGGTCAGGTCATTTGTAATGTACCAGCTCCTAAGTTAGTTGATGAAGGTCACATTTTACCACCAAAAGTTGTGGTCAAAAAGATTGATGTTACTGACGATAGTAGATTTGGTTATGAGAAAGATTGTGACCATATCATAGAAACGATTGATGATGTTGATGTTGATAAAGTTTTGATATGTGCAAGATCAACAAAGCAAATCGTAAGTCTAATTGCACTCTCAAAGTTTGTTAGTGAGTTAGCATGGAGAGGTTATTCTTACATGTATATTACATCAAAAACTGGTGGTGTGATTGATGGTCAGAAAGTGACAAGAGAAGAGTTCTTTGATACTCTCAATGCGTGGGGTAAAACAGACAAGAGATTTGTAGTTTTACATCACAGTATATTATCAGAAGGTATCAATGTCAATGGTCTCGAAGCAGTATTGTTTTTGAGATCAATGGATTACATTGGTATCAGCCAGTCGATTGGTCGAGTCATTCGTAAGGGAGACATCACTAAGCAATTTGGTTTAGTATGTATTCCAGTATATGACAAGGTTGGTATTAGTACATCTAAGAAAGTACAGGCAGTTGTTGATACTGTATTCAAAGATGGTCAGCCAGCAATTAGCATAGTTCGTAGTTAATATGCTATAATATAAACATTATGAGTTAAAACAATGCACGATTCTACACTTGATTTATTCGCAAAAGTTGGTATTGATGCCAACGATATTGAAGCTCTAGCTGCATATTATGAAGTCACTTGTGACTATTATATGGAAGAGTTTTTAGGACTAGAGGAATTGATAGGTTGAAAGATACAATACTATTCGGAGATTGCAGAAAAACAATTTCAACAATAACTGAACCAGTAAAAATGTGTGTCACTTCGCCACCATATTATGGACTTCGTGACTATGGTGGAGAAGATGACCAGATCGGTATGGAAGAATCCCCAGAAGAATATGTTAATCAATTAGTCGAAGTGTTTAGAAATGTAAGGGAAGTCTTAACTGATGATGGAACATTATGGTTAAATATAGGAGATAGTTATTATAACTATCGTAGTGATGGAAACTATCCTAAACAAACAGTAAGTAAAACTCGTCAAGATTTACCTACTAAAACACCTGTTCGTGGCAATAAACTAGAAGGATATAAAAGTAAGGATTTAATTGGAATCCCTTGGCTTCTGGCATTTGCATTAAGAAAAGATGGGTGGTATTTAAGGCAAGATATAATATGGAATAAACCAAATCCTATGCCAGAAAGTGTGAAGGATAGATGCACAAAATCACACGAGTACATTTTTCTATTAAGTAAAAGTAAAAACTACTATTATGATAATGAATCAATCAAAGAACCAACCAAAGAAAACGGAGCAGGATCGTATTCTGGAATTGCAAAAGGAAATACAACAAAGAATAAAAGGTCTGTCTGGACAGTAAATAAGAAACCATATAAGGGAGCCCATTTTGCCACGTTTCCACCAGAATTAATTGAACCTTGTATTAAGGCTGGTAGTCAGAAGGGAGATATAATTCTTGACCCCTTTATAGGGTCGGGAACTACAGCTATGGTTGCAAAATCTTTAGGTCGGCATTATATTGGGTGTGAGTTACACGAGTCTTATAATAAGTTAATTCAAAACCGAGTATCAGAATACACTATAAACTTGGAAGATTTCGTGTGAGTGTGCCAGTTTGTTAAGTTGCACACATTACTTGCATTATTCGTGGAAATGGTTTATATTAATAGTGGGGAAACAAACCCGATCAACATAAGACTTTCAAGGTAGTGGATACCCAGAGGAAAACGCTTTTAAGTAGAACTTAAGCAGTTGGTCGTGTTTTGTTTCCTCTCGTCCTTTATAATAACAATTATGGAATTTGAGTTTGAGTATGACTCTCATTATAAAAGTGAAGATGAATACCTTGATTCGTTAATGGAACATCATCAAGATGGTTGGATTGGTGTAAGAGAAACACTTGACCCAGAGACAGAGAAGTTACTTAAAAAGTTTTAATTGCTACATATAGTGTGGAATGAGTATATTTGTATCAATAAACTACTAAATTCACTTACGAGGTAATCATGTCTCAAACTATCCCAGAAAGCAAGAAGTTGACAAGATATAGAGTAACTTTAGATGTGATGATTGATGATAACGATTGCTTAAATCCGTATATGTGGAATTGGTATAACCTATTACAATTAGAGGGAAAAGAACAAGTTAATGACATATATGTTGAGGACTTAGGAGATTATGGCAAATGGGAGAGCAATAAGTAACAGCTCTTGTGACAGTTAACAAGGTGTCTACTTTTGGTAGATTCCTTGTTTTTCTTTATTATAATGAAAACATAAGCAAATCATTTATTATGAAAAAATTTGTTATCCTAGAAAAATATGTAGGTTACGCTGACGTTACTATCGAAGCAGAAACCGAACAAGAAGCCATTGATTTATATAATGAAGGTAGCTATGATGATAATGCTACTGAATATGATGATATGTTCTATGACTTTGAATTTGTAGAAATTAAGGAGACAGCATAATGAAAAGAACACACTACTACAGTATTGGTTCAATGCTAACTGATGAGGAAGTCCATCAAGTATGGGAGATAGTTGGTAATGCACTTGACAGAAATGGATTTGTAGATGCTGATGGGGAACTCTCAATTCGTGTCTATGATGAGACACTTAAAAGAAATGTAAAAGTACTTGATAGGAGTTTATTATGAAATTTAATGTAACTGATGTTGAATTTGATTTTGATGATATGTATTCAAATGATGACTTCACTTGTCTTTCATTTGATGAGGAAATCGAACTTCGTGACCTTGCACTTGGTGTTTGGGAAGCTGAAGATGAAGATGATTTGATTGAAGAAGTCACTACAGCTAGTGGTTGGTGCATCAAATCTATAGATTATGAGATTCAACTCAAATAGTATCAAATGATACACTTTTGCTCCTCTCAGGATCGCCTGTAGGCTCCTTGTTTTTAACTCTAGGTATGATAGTATGGCTACCAAAACTATGAAAAAATGGATTTTAACTGACACTTTTGATTTTTACTCAAAAGATGCAAATTATTGGAATTTTACTGATTTTGATGAAGCAAAAAAAACTGGAGAGAATTTAGTTGAATCCATAGGTGCAGTTTACCTATGGAAGGCTACTAATGGTAATCCAATTAAATGGATAAAGTTTAGTTGATGTGACAATTTTATTAGTGTCACATAAAAATCCTATTCGTGTCGGATAGGTACTATTATAATAATGTAAGCAGATTTTTTATTATGGACGACATCAAAGAAATGAGAGATCAAGCAGTTCAAATCTCTGAATTGGTTGAAGATGCCATATCACACTATTGTGATGAAAATAGAGTGAGTGGTCAACGTGCGTGGTTTTTCGTGTCTCATCTTGCTAATGCGTATCTATCACAATTTCCAGAGGAGAGAGACTAATGAACCAAAATGATAAAAACAAATTAGAAAAGTTTGGTATGACTCATAACCAAATAAGTGAACTAAAATCTTTCTTAGTTGAGAGAATTGTTGACAATATGTCAACTAAAGATTTAGTTGAATATGTTACAGATGATCTTGACAAATATTATGAAAATATGCCAGATGCAGAATTTATTGATGAAGCAAAAAACTACTGGGACGATTCTTATGACGAGGTAGTCGAGGACATCAAAGAATATGCAGATTGCGATTTCAAAAAAGATCGAAGAGACGATATTTTTATTGACATCAATAACACAGGTGGGAAGTACTAATGAAAACATTTATCATTCAAGAAAAATTCGTAGGTTATGCTGACATTCATATTGAAGCAAAAACCGAAGATGAAGCAATCGCACTTTATAATCGTGGGCATTATAAAGATAGTGATTATCATAGAGACGATATGTTCTATAATTTTGAGTTCGATTCTATTTCAGAAATGGAGGATTTAGACTAATGAGAACTAACGATACTCAATTCAATTATCTATTTGAAAAAATTTATGAGTTGGTCGAACTTGCGGATTTTGATATTGATGATGAGGACTTATTAGAAGCGGCCAAATCAGTAATTTATAATCTTGAGTTAGACGAGAGATTTTACCATAAGAAAAAAACAACTGATGAGGATTATAGCGAATGTGTTGATAAATTAGTTGATTCAATGTGACAGTTTGATTAGTGTCTAATTTTGATTGAATTAGTATCTTGCTCCATTATAATAGTAGTATAACAAGCAAAAAACATTTTTTATTATGAGAAAGATCGAACAGCAAATGAACACAGCAATCAGATACAGACGCAACTGGGCTGGTTCTAATACTATGGTCAGAGTTTATAAAGAAGTTGTTGAAGTATTCCTACATGGCAATCATATTGCATCTGTAGATACAGCTACAAACGATCTTACACTTTTTGATGGCGGTTGGCAATCCAATACAACTAAGTCCAGATTAAATGCTCTATTAGATGAGTTTGTACCAAGTATGGGAGTTAATCAAAAGAACTGGGCTTGGTTCTTATCTGATGACCTAGATGGTTCAACAGTTCCCTTTTTATCAGGTATGACAGTATGAAACAGAGGGAAATTAAAAGGAAGATGAAGAGAAACGGATTTATTTTAATTCGAGAAACTAATCATCTTGTCTTTAAGCATATTGTAACAGGGGCTCTAGTAACCACACCAAAAAGCCCCAGAAATAATAAACACTATTCAAAAGTATTGGATAGACAACTTAAAAAGTCAATCGGTATTTCATTATGAGAACAATCAACGGAACAACATACAATAAGGAACAGTTGGAAATAGTCAGAAAATTTTTTACTGACGATCAATGGGATATTATAGATTATGCTCTATCAGAATATCAAGATCACGAGGAGACCTTTGAGCTGACCAGAGACACACAAAACCAGTTAGGGGAATTATTCCAAGCACCTTATGACAGTTGAAATAGTGTCACATAATGGGTAGATTCTGGTATTCTATCCATTATAATAATAGTATAACAAAGGAATTTCAAAATGAACAAACTTTCAAAAACAGACAGAATCATCAACAGAATCCTCGAAGTTGACAACTTTCAGAATGTTGCTTGTTTTTGTGATAACTTCGCAGAATTTGTACAGGAGCTAGCAGAGTGGGGAGTTGATGGTTGTGCAAAAGTTGATTTTGATGATGCTGACCTTGATATAGCAAAATTAGATACATTTATCAGAGAGGAGGGTTAAAAAATGAGAACACTTACAACAAAAGAGTATGAATTAATCTCTCAAATTTATAACTCTACTGACGAGATCGAAGCAAGTCTTTCATTTGAATTTGGAATCCAAAACGATCTCTATTATCAACTATTTCATTCTTACGAGGAAACAAAAAAATGAGAACATTCTTTTTTCAAGACTATTTAAATATGGACAATGGTAAATTTTTACCAAGTGTCACATTTGAGTCTCAAGACTTTGGAAGGCATTTTTTACTTGATGCAAATATGGAGTTTTTATCAGCTCCAAGTTTTAAATCAGGTGGTTATGATGAGAGCCAAATCGGATATGTTGAAGAGTGGACAGATTGGGAAGGTGTGGACATGGCCAAAATTTTGGAATCTATCGCACTATGTCAGCTCAATTTCATTATGACGAGATTTTAAGATTAAAAGGTATAAGTGTGTGACAATAATAATATCGCACACTTTTTTCCCATTTCACTCTCACTTCCTTTATAATTAATGTATAGCAATCAAACAACTATGAACTCAGGAACAACATCAACTGAACTCAACGATATGCTCAAAAACTTTGTTGAGTATGTTTATTCCTTTTATGGAGCTGATGATGCACTCTACCCTATGGGTGTGACTAAGGCAGACATTTATGGAGCAACTTACGATTATCTCAACGCAGTTACCAAAATAAATGATGACCGATTTACTTGGGGTGATGGCGATTCTTTAGATCGTGAGAGAGTCAGGGATTTCTTAGTTCGCAACTATGGATACTCTACTGACTTTGATGGTGGTAGTTTATGGATTTTTGACGGAACTTCACTAGAGGAGGGCAATTAAATGAACAGAAAAGTATTTCCTGTTGAACTCTACCGCAGAGTTCTTAAAAGGGCAAAATTAGATCAAGA